GGAACACAACAGCATCAGGATCAGGGGATTTCGCACGGGCTTCCTCCAGTTCTTTGCGGAGCAGTTCGATTCGGGCATCGGCGGCCGCCTGCTCGAGTTCGCGCGTGGCGAGCGTCTGCTGCAGTTCGGCATTCGCCTTGGTGAGTTTCCGGTTGCGGTCGGCTTGCAGCTCGGCAGCAGAGACGAACTCCTGCACCGGGTTGCGCATCGACTTCATCAGCACGTAAAGGCTGGCGATCGCCGCGATGATGAGCAGTGCGATGAACGCGCGGCGGAACCAGCGATGGATCGTCTCCAGTGCCGGGATGTTGCGCAGGATGGCGGGCAGCCACGGCCCGACGTAGGGCAGCGCCAGCGCCCACAGATAGGTCAGCATTGTCGTTCTCCCCGTTGTCGCCTTAAGCGGTCACCAGACGCACGCCCGCGGCCTTGCCGAGCCGCGCCAGGCGCGTCAGCCGCTCGCGGTGATGGATGACCAGCCAGACGACGAGGCAGGCCGTCAGTGTCACCCCGACGCGCAAGCCCTGTGGCGTCTGCAGGTAGGCGATCAGCCAGTCGAGAATGCCGGTCGAGCGATCGACCACGGCCTTGCCTTTCTCGGCGTGCGCGATGGCCTTGTCGGCCGTGTCGAGCATGCTCAGCGGATCCGCCGGCAGTGCGGGGGCTGGATCGGCTGCCGCTTCGACGACGGTCGTCACAAACGTGCCCTCAGTCGCGCGCTTGGCGATCGTCGCCCCGGCAAGCGCCGGAGGCGGCCCGGCCTCGCGCGTTCCCGTCGGCATCGGCTTGGCGCTAGCGCTGGCGAGTGCCACCCAAGTCGTCGTGTCGAGATTGCCGGTCATGGCGAGCCCGTTCTGCTCCTGGAACGCACGAACGGCAGAACGCGTGCGCGGGCCGGTGAGGTCGTCGATGTCGCCCGGGTCGTACCCCAGCGCAGCGAGCCGCTTCTGCGCCTCGGCGACCATCTGCGGTGGCTCGGGCGCGCGGGCGCCCAGCATGGCGCGCAGCTCGTCCATGGGCATCAGCGGCCCGGGATCGTTCTTGCGGTTCGCCGGCACGCAGATCTCGTCATGCCCGCGGATGTCGACGATGCTCGGGTAGGCTTTGAGCAACGCAGCGATGATGCCGCGCAGCGCCGTCATCTGTGCATCGGTGTAGGGCATCCACAGCGCGTGGCCGTATTTCTCGCTGGTGTGCTCGACGAGGCCGTACTGTTCGCGGTCGAATTTCGTTCCGAACCACGCGACGCCATCCTTGCCGCGAATGGCGAGCGCGCCCGGGTTGTCGACCTCGATGCCGATGGCGAAGCCGTTGCAGCCCGCGCGGCCGTTCCAGGCACTCTTGCCGGCGTGGAAGGCGACGCGGTCGAAGTCGACCATCTGCGTCACCTCTCCGTCACGGCCAAGCACGAGGTGCGCCGACACCTTCGACTTCTTCTGCGCAAACCAGTTCACCGAGTCGTTCGGGTCCAGATGGTCTGCGGTGAAGTGCACGACGATCAACACCGGCTCGATGCGCCCGCCCTGGTTCGGCGTCGGCACGAACGCCACCTCCCGGCCGCCCGAGAGCAGCCGGTCATTCATGACCTGATAGTTCATGGTTCCCCCGTGAGGTGTTAGACGCGGGCCTTTGCCTCGATCTGCGTCGTGTAGCCTTGCTTCGAAAAGCTGTGCGTGGCGGTCTCGATCACCCAGGGCATGCCGTCCGCCTGAACGTGCACGCCCGCATACGCCATATTGCCGCCGCCGCGCGCCGCCGGGTTCCCGTAGATCGTGACCGACGTCGTGTCGGCGGACTGTTTCAGATCTTTGCCCTTCGATGCCGCGGCTGTTTTTGCCTCGTCCTGGTCGGCATAGGGATGGCGTAGCGAGTAGTGCGCCGAGCCCTCGCCGGCCGGGGCGTCCTCGTTCTTGCGCTCACCGGCCGCCTGGTCGTGCCAGGAGCCGCTGACTTCGCCGTGCGCCGGCCGCTCGGCAAACTTCACCGAGCACGTGCCCTGCACGATCATCTGCGGCGTGATGACGATGCTGGAAACGACAGCGCCAGAGGCGGAAAGCCCCGCACCCTTTTTGCCGAAGATCAGGCGCCCGTTCTTGATCGCCATAGTCGCGCCGTGCCGGTCAGCGAGGCGCCGCAGCACATGCAGGCTGCTCTCGTTCTGCTGCCCGAACCACTTGTATTTGTGGCCGCCGATGCCGGCGTCGATCTGGGGGCTAAGCCCGTGCTCGCCAGCAATCTGGCTGACGATGTCCTTGACCGACTTGTTGTCGAAGTGCCGCTCGCGATGCTCTTTGAGCTTCTCGTGCATATCGGCGGACTTGCCCTGCAGCTTGATCCTGTAGGGCAGGCAGTCGAGTTCTCCCTCGCCGAGCGTGAACGAGCCCATGAAGGCGACGCCGGTTTCGGCGTAGCCCATCGCGCACGTGACGATTGTCTTCGCACGCGGCACGACGACGTACGGCCCACCCTCCAGCTCGATGTCGATGGTGTCGGCGGACGATCCTTCTTTGTCGGTGACGGTGCACGATATCAGCCGCGACATGAAGCCGGCCGACGCGGGCACGCCACCGATGGTTAGATTGCAGATTGGGCGCATGTCAGTCCCAGAGGTTCTGGATGGCGATCTCTGTCGCCGTGGTCGGCAGATCCGGCAGGGTCAACGTCAAGCCGATCGGCAGCACCTCGTCGCGATGTGCAAGGCGCACGGTCGTGCGATTGGCTTCGAGCACCGCCTCCACCATCCCCGGCCGCTGCCCGCCATAGTGCCGAAAGCAGATGAGGTCGATCATATCTCCCTGCTTCGTCGTGTAGGTGTGCGCCATCGCGTCAGCCCTGGTATTTCTTTAGCTGGATCGTGTAGGCATTCTTACGGGCGACGCCCGACGCATGGATGTAGTCGCGGTCTTCGCTGATGTTGAGAATGATGTGCCGCCCGTGCACTTTTCCAGCCCGCGTGACGAGCATCAGACGCTCGCCGCTCTTGGCTGCAGAGCGCAGCCCGTCGAGCGAGTTCTGCCCGCCGAACTCCGGATCGAAGATGACGCCACGAATATCGAACGTCTCGCCCTTCTCTCCCATCCACTGCAATGCGTCGGGTCGCATCGTGACGTCGATCTCCGCCCACGGCGTGTCGAGCCCGCGGCCCTGCGTCTCGAAGCTGAAGCCCAGCGAAAAAAATGCGTATGACCCCAGCGCCATCGGCGATGGACCAGTGCCGTCAGCCATCAGCGGCCCCCGTCAGAATAGGCACCACGCATGGCACTCCCGACCTGTGCCGCTTGCGCGGCATCACGCGCCGCCGCCGCGATCGCACCTGTGCCGGATCTGATGCCGTTAGCGAGTGACTGCGCGATGCGCGCACCCTGCGCCGTCAGATCAACCCCCGCGACGATGCTCTGCACCTGCGCCATGGCGGCCTGAACCGCGCTTGGCAACGCTTGCGCATCAGCGGCAACTGAGTTCGGCGACCCTAACTGCCCCTGTGCAACGGTCCCACCCGCACCGGAAATGGTGCCCGCCGGCGAGGATTCCGCGCCATGTGCAGGCGGAAAGAGGAAATCGTGCAGCCGCCCGAGCAACCCCCAGTCGTCTTTAACCTTGCCGTTCCCATCGCGGCCGCCGACCCATCGGGCAATGTCCTGCCAGTCGCCGCCGCTCATTGCGGTCTTTAGCCGCTCCCACTCGTCGGCGACATGGCCGACCTTGAGGCCGAGCCCGTTGAGGAAGTCCTCGATCGGTTGCCAGTTGTCATAGACGATGGTGCCAGCGCCAAAGAGCAGACCCGCTGTAGAGAGCATGCGCAGTCCGCGAGCGGCAAACGTCGCCGCGCGGCCAAAGCGCGTCATCCCCGCCGCTGCGCCTGCCGCGCTCATGCCAGCGATCATCCTCCCGGAGGCGGTCGTCGCGGCTCCGGCGGCACCGCCCCCGAAGAGCATCCCAAGCACGCCTGCGCCGAGCCCGTAGAGCGCCTTGCCGGCGCTAGCCAACCCACGCAGCGCGAAGCCGAGCGGTAGCGCGACGGCTCCGAGCGCCAGCAGTCCCCCGATGGCGTTCTTCGCCCACTTTGGGCTGTCAGCGAGCCAGTTGGCGAACCATTCCAGATTCTTAACAGCGGCCTGCATACCCCCGCTCTTGAGCAGAGCGAGATAGAACCGGCGCCACGCCGCTTCCATAGCCACGATGCGGCCAGCGTCACTCTCACTGTATCCAGCGGCCACTAAGTCGAGAAACTTGCCCTGGTCGCTCAGCAGCTCGTCGCGCAGCGCGACGGTGTCCTCGATCACATGATTAAGCGCCAGATATTGATGCAGCCGTTTAGGCTCGCCAAGCAGCCCCAGGATGCCAGGGCCGGCCCGGCCATCCTTTACGGCCTTTGATACCTCGCCGAAGAACGCGAGCGGGTCAAAGTTGCCACCCGCGCCATGCATCACCGCGGCTATCTTCTGTAACGCGATATCGCGATCCTCGGCACCGGCGAACTTCAGCCCCTGCTTCTCCAGGAGCTTCAGCACGTCGCCAATGATGGCTGGATCTTTGAGCTTACCGCTGCGCTGCGCCTTCTCCAGGTGCTTCAGCACATTGCCGCGAGCGCCCTTCTTGAACTGCCCCGGGAACAGTTGAATGAGCTGGCCCGTCGCCCTGTAAGGGTCGACGGCGGAGAAATCCATGAACCTGTTGATGTCGATGCCAGCACCGGCCATCGCAGCGCGGCCCTCGGGTGGCATGCGCAAGAATCGGGTCGTCAGCGTCTTGAGGGATGTACCCGTCTCCTTCTCCATCAGGCCGACCTGGCTGCCCATGGCGACGAGTGCTACGGCGTCTTCGAACCTGCCGCCGAAGGCGCCGTGCACGCCCATGTAGTTTCGCAGTCCTTCCTCGATACCGGAAGCAGACGTGCGCGTCTTCGCGCCCGCAAGCGCCAGCGTGGACGCTCGCTGGTTGGTGACCTTGGCATATGCCTCGTCGTCGTCCGGAGCGCCGTAGATGATGCCGTACGTGCCCAGCGATTTGGCCATCGCTGAAGGATCGACGTCTTTGTCGGAGATCCACACCTTGCCTGCGGCAGCCATGACTGCCGACGCCTTCTTGTGGTTGAGGCCCATTTTCGTGGCCTCCATGCCGGCCTTGGCGAAGACTTCGGGCATGACGCCGTACGCCTTGGACAACTCCAGCGCAGTTTCGCGCATCTCTTCCGCTTGCTTCTGCGCTGGCTTGAGGGCCTTCGTGTTGCCCATCAGCGCAGCCGTCGTGCCCCAGATCGCCTCGTTGAACTCGCGGGTCGGCTCGACGATCGACCGAAACGCATAACCTGCCGTCAGCGCCGATGCGCCGGCCCGCATGAAATGCTGTCCCGCCCGGCTCGCCTGCCGCCCCGCATACACGAGCGGCATCGCATTCGCCGCCTTGTGCATAGACCGCAGCGAGTTGGTGATGCCGCGTGCCGGACCGGATACGCGGTCTGACAGGCTGATGACGAGACGCGAAGTAAGTGTCGCCATCTATGCCCCGCCTTCACTTGCATTCTTGTTGCGCCGGATGGTCACCATCCAGTCGGCAGCTTCGGATAGAGTGATGCGCTTAACGTCCGACAATGGTGTGTTGAGCTCGCGCGTCAGGACAACAGCTACGTCGCGCCATCCGGCGCCGCCGCGCTGGCGCTCTCCGCCCCCTCGGTCTGAATTTCGCCATCCCCGAAGAAAAAATCGAACCACCTTTCGAGGCGCGCGACATCGCGAAGACGCATCCGCATGACGACCGGGATGACGAGGCCAGAGCAGGCAGCAATCAGCGCCGCTGTCTTCTCGCCCTCGAGTTCCATGCGCTCGACCGCGATCCCGGTCTCGATGTCCGGCTCACGTACGGTTACAGACGTTACCGGCGCGCCATCGGTGGGCACGTGAGCCATAAGTTCAAACGTGCGCGGATCGGAGAACGGATCGGCGATTTCTCCTGCCGCCTCGGCCAGAAGGTCAGCCTCTATGCCGCTGCGCACGACCGCCTCGATCCAGCGATTACAGGAGCGCGCATCGCGCTGCTTCATGCGACGGATGGCAGCCTCCGGCACCTCCGACAGAGCGGACAGCATGCGCGCCGTCTGCTCAGCCAGGCTCGCCGTCTTCTGCCGCTGCACATGCACGCGGTGGCGCAACTCCGGCTCGGCGATGGTAATCTCCGACCACACCTTGCCGCTATCGTCACGGATCGGCACCGCAAGCTTGAACGTCTTGCTGAGCGCAGTCGTGTGACTGCCAGCCGCCCCCGCGGCCGTCGTCGGTTTCTTCGCCATTGTCTGTCCCCGTCATTGCAAGTCAGCCGCGCTTCAGCGCGGCTCAGGGCCCAAGGGGCCCCACGCCAAGTGGCGCGGCCATCAACTCGCGCCGCGCCAGACGTCTACAAAGCGTCTATCCGCTCGTGTCGCCCCAAAAGAGTGCTTAGGCGGAATCGCCACCCAGCAAGAGCGCACTCCGGATGTCCTTCGTCTGGCTCACGCCGTTCACCTTCACTTCGAAGGGGTTCATCTCGTAGATGGGCGAGCCGTCGATCTCCAACTTGTACGAACGGATCGAAACGGCGTAGTCGCTCTCGGCCTTCTCGCCGGGCTTCCAGCTTCCCGCGTCCGTCTTCTTCAAAAAGCCGCGCATGTACGCGACAGCCGAGTGCACCGTGCCGTCCTCGTCGACGAGTGCGCCGGTCGCCATGAACTCCTTCACGTCGCCGGGCTTCAGCCCGAACAGCACCAGCGTCTGCGGATCGAACGCAGTCATCTTGAAGCCCATCTCGAGCTTCTGGTAGCCGAGCTTGACCTCGATCGGCATCACCATGCCGCCGTTGCGGATCTCTTCGACGGTCTCTTCCGGAACCGGAAGCGTGATTTCCGACGCCTGCCCGACCTTCGACACGCGATCGACGAAGATGGTGCAGTTGCGCAGAATGAACCCTGGCATCTCGGACATTATGGTCTCCTGACACGAGTGGCAGCGTCGCGCCGCCGGTTGTCGATGTTGAACGAGCAGATAGCCGCGGCTGAGCCGCGGGCGGCCTTGCCGCCTGAGCCCGGCCTAGTCGGCCGGGCTGAAGTGTCGACCGTGCCGCTTGCGCGCGGCAGCCAGGGCCCAAGGGGCCCCGGCGCGAGCGCCGGATCTCAACACGACGGCGCTAAACGGGGAGGCTCGACGCCTCCCCTCGTGTCACCAAAAACTAAGCAGCAAAAGCCAGCGCCCCGCTGCGGATCTCTTCCAGCACCCGGTCACGCAGCTCGGCGTAGTATTCGATGTTGCGATGGGTGATGAGGCGGATGTCTTCCATCGGCGCCGGCGGCTCGAAGTCGACGCCCAGCGTCACCCGGCCCTGTGCCATCTCTTCGTTGGTGTTGCGCTCGGTATCGAGCCACACCTTGCCGTTGAGGATGGCGCCCTCGGCCTTCAGCACCTGCATGAAAGCGTTGCCGCTCTCGATCATGAACTTCAGGTTGGCGAGGCTGAACGGCTTGTCGACGAACTCCAGATAGGCGTCTTCCAGCGCCTCGTTGATGAAGTCCATCGTGCGGCGCACGGGGAAGAACTTGTTGAGGTCGATGTCAGTGGCGACGCGGTTGCCCCAGGTGATGAACCCGCTGCCGAGATTGATCGTCGTGTTGACGTGGTTCTCGTTGAGGTAGTTCGCCTGGTCGCCGTAGGAGATCGGCCGCGACACGCCGGTGATGCCGTTGATCGGCTTGTTGGAAAGGCTCCACCAGAACCCCTGCTCGCGGTCGACGCGCGCCTGCACGCCGGCAAAGCGCGAGCTGGCAGGCTGCGAAACGGTGGCGTCGAGTTCGGTGTCCCACACCAGATGCTTGACGTCGATCGGATAGATGCGGTCCGAGTTGATCTTCTCGCGCCACAGCACCGCCGCCTCGTCCGTGGTGTCGGGGCCGTCGACCAGCGCCACGGCGCGCAGCGATTCCAGAATGCCGACGAGCTCCGCGATGACGGGGTTCGCCACACTGCCGGCCGTCGCCGCAGCGGCCGCGCCGGAGCCGCCACCACCCGCGAAGGCGATGACGATGCCGCTCTCGAAGCCCCAGCCCGGTTTGTTGATAACGAGCTGCGAGACCACGCCAGACGACACGACGGCCTCGACCTCGGCGCCGACACCGTCGCCGCCGGTAATCGCCGCCGTGACCGTGAAGCCGTCACCCACGGCAAAGTCGGTGGCGCCGTCGGCAATCGTGAACTTGATCGGGCCGGCGTAGGCCACGCCGACGCTCGCCTGCCCGATGACGCTGCCGAGCGGATCGATG